AATTATGTATAACAACCCATATATGATAAATGCATACAACCCACAAGCAAGTATTGACAGAATAAATATGCAGATGGCAGAGTTAGAAAGAATGAAAGAACAATTACAAAAGCCAGTACAACAACCAACAAACCTTACTCAAAACTTCCAAATAGCTCCGACTAATCGTGAAGCAATAAGATATGCTGAATCTATGGATGAAGTTAAACGAGATATGGTGATAGGTGATACGCCATATTTTAGCAAAGATATGTCAGTTGTATGGGTAAAGAATACAAAGGGAGACATTAAGACATACGAACTAACTGAGATAATACCTAGAGATGATAAAGATATAAAAATTGAATATCTTGAAGCTCAGTTGAAAGAATTAAAGAAAGAGATGAAAGAGTATGAATCCGATGACAATGTTGATGAGTCAATTACAAACACAATTAAAAGCGAAAAACCCACAAATGTTTCAACAGTTTCAAAACCTATTAAAAAGTCAAAATGATCCAAGTAAGATCTTGCGAGATATGACTAGCAAATATACTCCAGAACAGATACAGCAATTTAGACAATTTGCTAATGGTTTTGGAGTTAGTGATGAGCAATTAAGTAAATATGGTATCAACTTGAAATAAGTAGATATAAATAAGAATATGGAAGGAGGTGGAATAAATGAACGGAAGTGCAGGAATTCAACCAACTGTTGAGCTAGCAACTACTAATGGTGGAAATGGTTTTTACCCATACCCAATGATGAACAGTGGCTTTGGTAATGGTTTCTTCGGTGGTGATGGAATTTGGGCAATTGTTTTACTAGCATTATTATTTAATGGTGGATGGGGCAATGGCTTTGGTGGAAACTGGGGTGGAAACAACCTAGCAACTACTGATTTTGTATCAAGTGAATTTACACAAAGAGATATTAGTCAATTATCAAATACCGTGACGAATGGATTTGGTAATTTGTCAACTCAAATGTGTAATTGTTGCAGTGATATTAACTCTAACATTGCTAATGGCTTTTATAATACATCAAATAGCTTATGTGGTGTGAGAGCAGACATTATGGAAAATAGATATGCAAATCAATTAGGACAATGTGGTATTGAAAGAGATATTCTGACTCAAACTAACGAATTGAATACAAATCTATTAACAACTGCATTACAAGCACAAGCAAAACTTGATAGTTGCTGTTGCGAGCTTAAATCTCAATCTATTGAAAACACTCAACGCATATTAGATGCTATGAGTCAAAATACGATTGATGATTTAAGAAGTCAAGTAAATGACCTAAAGAACACTATAACAGCAAATAATATTGGCACAAATATTGTTAGCCAAGTCACACCAAGAGCTGTGCCAGCATATATTGTTTCAAGCCCATATCAATCATTGTATGGCTATACCTATGGCTGTGGATGTGGAAGTAATGTAATGTAATAGCAAAGAATAGATAACTATAAACCTGATTACAGGAACTTGCTAACAAGAGATAGACAAGTTCTGTCTCTTTTAATTAAAGAAAGGAGAAAGATTATGATACAAACATTAGAGGTATTGCCTCAAACATTAACAAGCAATACAGATAATATCAATTTCAATACTATTGATGTGAGAAGTAGAACAGCAAATTGTTGTGGCTGGCTACAATTTATGGATGGTGGTAGTGATTTTACATTAATAGGTGGCGGTACATTTAAAATATCTTTTAATGCAAATATAACAAGTGCAACAACAGGCCAAGTAGCATTAGCATTAAAATCAGCAACTGGTACTGATGTTGAGGGTACTGAAATTGATACACAAGTGACCACTGCAAATACATATAGAAATGTAGCTTTTACTAAATTGATAAAGATATGTCCTAGAGTAAACACAACAATTGCAGTCGGCTCATTACCAGCAATTGGTGGAGTATCTCCAGCAGTAGCAACACAAATACCTATTATTAAGGACGCTAACTTAATTATTGAGAAAATAGCATAATGAGGAATTCAATAGATATAACTTCGCTATTTTTACAAGCTCTGAGTTTAGAGATCTTATTCAAAGATTACAACAATAGCGATATAATGAATGAATTACAAGCTCAAGATGAGAAATATTTTAAAACAATAATTAGACAAAACGAAGAAATTATACAGTTGCTTAAGGAAAGAGGTGAAATTGATGGAAGATAAAGTTATTGAAAAAATGGAGGAGAGCATTAAAAGAATATTAAAAGAAGGACTTAGGACAGACAATTTAGATTATTTATATAAATTAAGTAAAATTAAACACATGGCAAAGGAGGACAAGGAAATGAATTATGGAAATTATAGTGGCAGAAGACCAGGGTATGATACTTATGGCAGAATGGAATATCGTGGTTATGATGATTATGGAAGATATGGCACTGATATGAGATACAGAGGCCATGATGATTTAGATAGAATGTACGACCATTATGGTAGATATGAAGAGAGCAAGATGAGATATGGTGCAAGTGAAGATACAAAGAAAAGTTTGAAATATATGCTTGAAAGTATGGAACATTTTGCAAAGATGTTGAAAGAAGATGCACAATCACCAGAAGAAGTTGAAATGATTAGGCAAACTGCTCAAAGAATAGCTCAGATGTAAAATGTATAATTTTTATAATGAGAATCCACTTGGAAAATATGAAGATGATTGTGTTATAAGAAGCTTGAGTTGTGCTACAAATAAATCGTGGGATGAAGTATATAATGAGCTTAGTGATATTGCACAAATAAATGGTACTATGATGGACGATAGAGATTTTGTCAGAAGATATTTAGATGTAAATTTTGCTAGAGTTCCATACTTACCATATAAAGTTAAAGATGTAGCTAAGGAATATAAAAACAATATTATATTATGCACTATGAATGGGCATATTTGCTGTATTAAATATGGAGTTATTTATGATACATTTGATCCAAGTGAAAGAATAGCCGAAGATGCATGGCTAGTTTTATGAAAATGATTTACATTTAATAATGATTATGATATAATTATTATGTAGTTAGAGATAGCTACATTCCTAGTTTTTTCAATTTTTATATAAGGCGTGTACCACGCAGAAAGAGCAGTTGCTCTTTTCTTTTTGATATGATATAATTACTTTAGGTGAACTTATGAAAATAGCTATTGATAAAAATACTATTAGTGCAAAAAAAGAAGATGGCAATGAGTATATTTATCTATATAATGATGAAACTTTTGATGAATTATTAAAGACAAAATTACATTGTATCTATTATAAAAATTGTGAATATGTAGACATTAATTTGACAGATTATAATATTGATTGTATAAAGAAAGCTAAAATTACAGATGATAATTATAATAAAATTGCTGACAAGGAAGATTATAAATTTGCAATTATTATTCCGAACTATAATAATGACCATGGTGAATATAATGGGAAAACATATTTACGAAATTGCATTGAAAGTGTATTAAATCAAACATATAAAGATTTTAAGCTTATAGTTATAGATGATTGCTCGACTGATACATCTGTTGATACTGTTAAAAGTTATAATGACGATAGATTGATATTGATCCAAAATATTAGAAAGCGATATAATGGTGGAAGTAGGAATGCAGGTATAGAATATGCACTGGCTAATTTAGATTTTGATTACTTTTGCTTTTTAGATTCTGATGACTGGTGGAAGCATGAGCAAGTATTAGAAAATATAAATAGTAGATTATATAATCATGAATTGATGACATTAGGTTGTGCTATGCTACATCCAAGAGGGTTAACTTGCAAAACATTAAATCAAGTAAAATGCTATGAAGATCTTTGGTCGTTAAATAACAGATTATGGTGTACTGCATGGGCTAGAGTTATAAGAAAAGATAAAATTGCTTTTTTTTGCGAAGATACATTAATGGAAGATAGGGTATGGTCATATAAAGTAGCCGATAAATTAAATTTTGATAATGTAGTTAATTTAAAAGAAATTGTTTATATATGGAATAGATTGAATACAGACAACAGCGTGTCAATAGTAAGAAATAGCTACTGGGATGCGTCTGCATATTGCCACATAGGGCACCAATTACAAATGTTAGATACAATAAAACATGTAGAAATGATACCAGTTATAAAAGCAAGAATTGAAGAGTGCAAAGCAAAAGTAAAAAATAATATATATCAACAATACTAGGAGGAAAAATGAAATATATAATTTATATGCATAAATTGATAAATGATAATAGAGTATATATAGGCATGACAAAGCAAAAACCTCAAAAAAGATGGCAAAATGGCTTAGGTTATACTCATTCATCATATTTTTATAATGCAATTAAAAAATATGGTTGGAATAATTTTGAACATATTATACTATTTAAAAATTTAAGTAAAGAAGAAGCAGAAGCTAAAGAAAAAGAATTGATAAAAAAATATAAATCTAACATTAAAGGATTTGGTTTTAATATAAATGATGGCGGGAATTGTGCAATAATGACAGAAGAGCAAAAGAAAAAAATAAGCAATAGCGAAAAAGGGAAAATAATAAGTGCTGAAACAATAGAAAAAATAAAAAAAAGTAAGAAGGAAAGATATTTTAAATATGGGCTGACGCAAAGGCAACAAGATTTTTATAAAAGAAAATCAAAACCTATAATTTGTATAGAAAATGGTAATATATATCAAAATCAAGCAGATTTAAAAAAGAATGGCTTCAATTCTGCTAATGTATGTATGGTATGCTATGGTAAAAGAAAAACTGCTAGTGGATTACATTGGAATTTTTGTGAGGAGTGATTAATATCAAATATATAATTATGTGCGGGGGTAAATACCCAAAGTTTGATGTGCCAAAACAATTATTAAAAATAAATGGTGAAGTAATTGTAGAAAGAACAATTAGACTATTAAGAGAAAATGGAATCACTGATATAGCAATTAGTACTAACAACCCAGCATTTGATTATTTAGATGTTGAGTTATTGCATAATAAAGAAGATGAGTTTGAAACTTGGTCGTCAAATGAAAATAAGGCGTCAAAATATAGTTGGTTAAATGCTTACTACCCAGTAAATGAGCCAGTATGCTATTTACATGGTGATGTATATTTTAGCAATGAAGCAATAAAAACTATTGTTGAAACCGAAGTAAAAAACACAATGTTTTTTTGCACTGCCGATAAGCAAGACATACCATATAAAGATATAAGATGTGCTGGTGGCAGAGAGCCACTTGCATATAAAGCTACAAATTACAAAATGTTTAGAGATGCAGTTGATGATTTACTTAGAATGGTAGATGAAGGTAAATTTAAA